CATAGGATCATCATGGAAATTATAGACAATAAAGCACTGCTTATCCGTACCCGTAACCCAGATAAAATAACTGACGTTATAGAGCAGTCTAAAGTAATACGGGAAGTGCCAAATGTAGGGTATGAAGTCCTTGTTAAATGGACATTAACTAACACCTTTATCTTACACAAACTAGGGTTTAAAAAAGCGCCCTCCCCTATAGAGGGGCAATACGAATGGCCAGGTATGTATAAACCCTTTGACCATCAAAGAACGACAGCTTCTTTTTTAACTTTAAACAAACGAGCGTTTTGCCTGAATGATATGGGCGTAGGGAAAACTATGAGCGTAGTTTGGGCGGCAGACTATCTGTTATCAAAAAAAATTATTAATCGCGTTTTGATTGTTTGCCCCTTATCTATTATGGACACTGCATGGAGAGCTGATCTATTTAAAACAGCTATGCACAGAAAAGTAGATATAGCTCATGGTTCAAAAAATAAAAGAATTAAAGTGTTAAAGTCCGATGCCGAATTTGTCATCATAAATTATGATGGCATAGAAATCGTAGTTAACGATATAGCTAAAGGTAAGTTTGATTTAATTGTATGCGATGAAGCCTCAGCGTTAAAAATACCTACTACCAGACGGTGGAAAACTTTAAATTCGCTTATAACCCCTAATACTTGGATGTGGCTATTAACAGGCACACCTGCTGCGCAGTCGCCAATGGATGCTTACGGGTTAGCCAAAATGCTCAATCCTAATTCCGTACCTAAATATATAGGAGCGTTTAAAGATCAGGTTATGCTGCGGCTAACTCAGTTTAAATACATTCCCCGTACCGATGCACAAGCTACCGTGTTCAAAGTTTTACAGCCCGCTATACGATACACCAAAGAAGAATGTTTAGACTTACCAGAGTTAACCTATGTGGAGCGGGATACTCCTATGACCTCACAGCAAAAGAAATATTATGACATTCTGAAAAAAGAAATGTTATTTGAAGCGGCTGGAGAAGAAGTCAGCGCGGTCAATGCTGCAGTAAAAATGAATAAGCTATTGCAGATCAGTTCAGGGGCGGTCTATAGCGATACTGGAGAAGTAGTAGAGTTTGATTGCTCAGCAAAGCTTAAAGAAATGACGAGCGTAATAGAGCAGAGTAGTCATAAAGTACTAATATTTGCTAACTTCAAGCATGGGATCATTACTATAAAAACCCATTTAGATTCACTGGGGGTAACGTCGGATATTATTCATGGAGGCGTATCAGCAACCAACAGAGCTAAAATAATTACAGACTTTCAAACAACAAAAGATATACAGGTACTGATTATTCAACCTAAAGCCGCAGCGCATGGCATAACTTTACACGCGGCTAACACAATAATATGGTGGGGGCCGATAACAAGCACTGAAACTTATCTACAAGCCAATGCTAGAGTACATAGAGCAGGGCAAAAGAACCCTTGCACAGTGGTGCATTTAGTAGGCAGCCAAGTAGAACGGACACTTTATGCAAATCTTACTAGTAAAACAGCAGCGCAAACTACGTTACTTGATATGTATAAAAATATAATTGGACAAGCCTGAAAAACTTTGCTATATTTACACCACCTTACGATATTCGTAAGAGATAATAGGAGACCACTATGACAGAAATAACCGCAGACAAGCTAGTATCCATATACATAAAGCTTAGAGACAAACGTGCACAAGCACTTAAAGAATTTGAAGAGTTAGATGCTGAATTAAAGACCCAGCAAGACATGGTGTCTGGCAAGCTACAAGAAATGCTTAAAGAAATAGGCGCAGACAACATCAAAACAAAGCACGGCACGGTGACCCGTACTATAAAGACTCGTTATTGGACTAGCGACTGGGCGAGCATGTTTCAGTTTATAAAGGATAACGATGCTATGTACTTGATGGAGCAGCGTATCCACCAGACAAACATTAAAAAATTCTTAGAAGAAAACCCAGACCAATTGCCCATAGGGCTCAACAGTGACAGCAGGTATACCGTGTCAGTCCGTAAATCCAAATAGGAGGTAGTAAAGTGATAATTGACGATGTAGTAAACGAGGGCTATGATAACCCCCTCACTGATGACCAGTGGCTAACCACTGTGGAAGTACTTGACTTACTTAAGGTAAGTAGACAGAAGCTAGCCACTCTCAGAAATAAAGGGCTAATAAAGGCTTATCGTAAAGGACTAAGTGAAAAAAACTTATATAACAAAGCAGAGTTAGCCAATTTAATAATTCAACAAAATACAATTAGGAGCATATAAAATGTCAAATGAAATGTCTTTATTCCGTGAGTCATCAGCGGTAATCCCTGCACATCTACGTACAGGTGCTTTAGATGAATTAACTAAAAGTCTTATGGGTGGAAGTGGCGTAAACAACAAGCGTATTTCTATTAAGGGCGGCATCTTCAGAATGATCGTAGATGGTCAAGAAGTCATGAAAAATGAAGATCGCTCTATGGACTTAGTTATCATTAACGCAGCGCCTAAAACTAGCAGGACGTATTATGCAGATATTTTTAAAGAAGGTGAGGTGGTGCTACCATCTTGCTGGTCTAATGATGGTGTTAAACCTGATCCTTCTTCTGAGAAAGCACAAGCAAGCGCCTGCGCAGTGTGTCCGCAAAATATAGCAGGTTCTGGTCAAGGCACATCAAGAGCGTGCCGTTTTAGTCGCAGACTAGCTGTAGTGTTAGGGCAGCCAACAGAAGATAGTGATATTTACCAATTGATACTGCCAGCGCAGTCTATCTTTGGCAAAGCGGATAATGGCAAAATGCCTTTAGAAGCCTACGCTAAATTTTTAGGTGGTAATGGGTTAAGTATTTCAAGCGTAGTAACTGAAATCCGTTTTGATACTAGTTCTGCTACTCCCAAGCTGACATTTCGTGCGGTTAAACCGCTAAGCATAGAAGAAATATCTGTCGCTGTAGAAAAAGGGCAAAGCCCAGCAGCGGTTCAAGCAGTGTCTAACAATCCTGGCGCAATAGATGGTCAAACTAAAAAAGAGAAAGAACTGCCTTTTGAAAAGCCCACTGCTCCTTTATTCCGTGAGCCACAACCTGAAGAAGAAAAAGCACCTACCGTTAGAGAAAAGAAATCAGCACCTGTGGTTAAAGACCTAGCGGACGTGTTAAATCAATGGGGTGATGACGAAGACTAAAAACTTTAGTCTAGTGTAAGGGGGCTACGCGCCCCCTTTTTTACCCTCTAATTTAAACAGGCAAGGTTATGACACGGAGAGAGTTTTTTAATAAGATGTTTGGCCCAACGGGCTACATCAATATAAGAGGTCTGTATTACGATCAGACTCGTGGATTGCCCATAACCAAATTTTTTAGCTCCTTAGATCAAGCCGACGCTTTTATAGGAGAGTTGTTAGAACAAGGCCGCGAAGTGTACTTCGGCACTCCAGCCTTTGTAGATAATACTAAACAAGCAAGTGTATCTAATATCGCTTACCACCGATCATTTTTTGTCGATATAGATTGTGGTGCAACTAAGATATACAAAACTAAAAACGAAGGAGTTAAAGCCCTGTATGAGTTTTGTACGCACGTAGAACTACCTATGCCAACATTAGTAGATTCAGGTAATGGTATCCATGCGTATTGGTTTTTAACAGAAGATGTGCCTTATGACTTATGGAAACCTGTAGGCATTGGTCTAAAAGAAAAAGCACAAGAGCTGGGCTTTCATGCAGATAATAGTGTTACTGGGGATGGGGCGCGTATTCTACGGGTGCCTGATACTTTCAACACTAAAGACCCACTTAAAAAGAAACCTGTAGTAGTTAGAAATGCTTCAGAGCCTATATCTTTTGCAGACTTTTCAGCGAGGATACCACCCGCTATATCGCATAATAACTTAACATCTGCTGACGAATTAACTAAAAGCTTAATGAGCAATGGCGAGCAATCGCCTAGTAAGTTTGAAATAATCTTACGTAAAAGCCATAAGTATGTAACTAATCAAGAAAAAGTAAAAACCATTATCACTGATAAAGAGGGTAATGAGGAAGTCAGTTTTAAAAATAAAATATTTGAACGCTGCGCGGGATGCCCGCAGATACTAGATGCTTATAAAAATAGAGCTACTTTAGGCGAACCTATGTGGTGGGCAGTGCTTTCTATTGCCAAAGCATGTACAGACAGTGTTGAATATATACACATAATGTCTAAAGGACATCCTGGGTATGACGAAGGGTTAACCGAAGCTAAAGCAGATCGCTTTAAAGGGCCACGCACCTGCCTACAATTTCAGCAGTTAGAACCAGATGGATGCAAAGGATGTATCCACAAAGGGAAAATTACAAGCCCTATTCAATTAGGGAAATATACAGAACTTGCTACTCCTACGGACAATGTATTAGAAGACGTAGTACATGAAGGGCTAAAGCAGAACGTAACTATGGAAGCCCCACACACCTATCCTTATGGGTGGGCTAGACGCGCGACAGGAGGTGTCGTTAAGCTATCAATAGAGAATCAAGATGAAGAGGATGCCTCTAATGAGCAAGCGGAAGATGTTATTTATGAAAATGATCTTTGGGTTAAAAAGCGTTTAGACGACCCACATTGCAGTGGGTCATCCGTGCAGATAGTGCATATTGCTTCTCAAGGACTTAACGAGCCTAAAAAGGTCATAGAGTTTATCATGCCCTTAACTGATATAGGCAAGAGAGATAGATGCCAAGAGATATTATCTTTTCATGGTGTTTATAAGGCTATATCCCCTAGAAGCTTAGGTTTGCTTCAACAATACTTCATGGATTGGATTGAGATGTTGGAGAAAAAGGCAGGTAAGCCAGAGCAAGCAAGGGCGCAATTTGGGTGGCATGATGATAATACTAGCTTTGTTATGGGCAACCGTGAAATAGCTCAAGGTAAAGGCATACTATTTAGCCCTACTTCTGCCGTTGCAGATGAGATAACCCCTTTGTATCAGCGCATGGGGACACTGGATGTATGGAAAAGCATAGCCAACCTATATGCCAAAAAAGGTAATGAGGCCAGAGCGTTTGTTTTGTTTATTGGCTTCGGTGCGCCACTATATAATTTTTTAAACTTAGGTAGTATGACGGTGCATCTCACTAACTCAGCTTCTGGCGTAGGTAAAACGACTATACAGAAAATGGCAGGTAGTATTTGGGGGCATCCAGAAGACACCCTTATGCTTAACAAAGATACTATTAACGCTAAGTTCCACAGGTTCGGTGTACTGCGCCATTTGCCTTTACTCATAGACGAGATAACTAATATGGATCCTGACAAGTTAAGTGACTTCGTGTTTGATATATCTCAGAATAAAGGCAAAGAACGTATGTCATCACATACTAATACCCTGCGTAAAAATAAAACTTCTTGGGACACCATTGCTATAACATCAGGCAACAACAGCCTGTA